CGTGTTAGACTGCCTAATCTTCTCAATGGAGACTTTCACGTTCTTGGAGAGCCATTCACCATGGCCGCGCCCAATCAAGCGAAAGAGCTTCGTCGCGTTGGCGGGCTGATAGGCGCTGTAGGTACCCAGGTCCTGACCAATAAACCAACCAGCAACAGCTTCCTGAGAAGGCTGCCCTTTCATCTTGTGAGGGCCGGTGGTCTCGGCACTTCCAGAAGCAAGGCCGGCAATCAAGCCGATAAGAATACCGCTCGATCCGCCCTCAAGACTTCGCTCGCGAAGCTCTTGCTCAAATGTCCCACCAAGCCAGTAATCTTCGTAAGAAGCAGACGGGTAAAAATCGCCGCCTGTGGAAGTAAGCTGTGGGTTTGTGTTAAGACGCTTTCTAATGAATAACTCAGAAGAATCGTTGAAGTTGATTGTAAACTTCTTTTCTCCAGCAGTAATTCCTCGAATAACCAAATTAAAGTTTCCAGATGAATCGCTCTCGATCAAAGTGGAAGAGGCAACCGCCGTTGTTGATAAGGCGGTGGATGCGCCGGCCACTGAGCCCGATAAGAGAACTGAGCCACTCTGAACATAGACGACAGCCGCCAACTGGAGGCCGTTCGTATCACCCGTCAATAGACCAGTGGAGGAAGAGGGGGCAACGAAAATGCCATACGCACCTCCATCAGAACCTGTTGTTGGTGCGCCGGTAGTCTGCCATCCCGCCATGGCGTCGGCAGATCCCTCGTTATTCGCTGACTGCTGTCCAAGAAGTCGTACATACGTGAGAGGAGCAACGTTTGCACGGAGGAAAGCTTTAGCAGCGTAAGTCCCATACATCGGGGACTGAAGGTTGCCGTATCTCCAGATATCGCCGCCGCCTTGTCCTGCGACAGTATCTCCGAACATCTCGACAAACTTGGAATACGATTCTACGGTGACGGGCTGCATTGCTAGGCCGCGTGTTGCGCGGCCGATAACGACGGGCCCGATTGTATCGGCCTTTTGAGGTAAGAATGAGTTATCAATTTCGTTGATAAACACCCCAGGAGATACAAATTTGAAATTCTTAATTGACATTATTGGTTCCTCTCTTTAAAAAATAGAATTAATTGGTGTCACAATCATACTTTAAATAGTATTTTGGAATTCAAAAGTCTTCAGGAACTTCAATAAATTCTAACTTTGAGTTCAGGAAGTGATAGTATAGAAACCTTCTTCATCTTCCTGCACGATCCCTTCTTGGGGATAAGTCACTTCTACAATGTTTTCATCCACCCTTACGATGGGCCGATCATCATTTTCGCCTTCGCCAATAAGATAGCCGAGTACTCTTATAGAAATCTCTGACCCAAACATCCGCATATCTTCTCCTAGGCTCGCCACATTATTAGTGTGAGTGAACCCCTGATCAATAAAAGCTTCATACATATGCCCGTTGCGCCTTAGCACGAAAGCATTCACTTGTCCTGTCCGCGTCATGAATGGCGCGAGAAGCTCATTCATCTGCTGTTGGTACTCAGATTTGATCTGAATTTTATATTCTATATTAACGTAAACCGGGATAGGAATAGAGACGCTTTGCACAACAATCTTTTTGTTTATTCTCGGATAGTATTCTTGTTCTTTAGTAGAGGTATAGTTTCCCTGTCGAGTATTTCCTACAACAGCAAAATTTCGCGTCTTATCTTCAACTATCCTTTTGGCGATTACCATGCGACCTGTGCGGCCATTTTTATCTTGAGAATAGATCTGTGCCTGAAAAGCTCCTTTGCGCGCTGGGTCTTTCGTAACTCCGGTTCTTTCAATACTGATGAGGGGAAGTTTTAAAGCTCCATTAGTGTCTCTCAGAGATTTGTCATTCTTAATTTGAAATGAACGTTCCGGCGTTTGCCACAAAATGGGTACAGTCGTGAAGCCGTTATTCGTGGTGGCGCTTAAGCGCAAGTCTTCCTTGAGCCACGACATTATAGCATAATCTATCGTTTCAATGGTCGAAGATAGCATCCCCACTTCGCTTAATTTTAAATTAGTACCAGGGGGTATCATCGCAAAATCAAAGTCATTAGGTAGCATTGAACAGGCCCTCTCTCGCACGCCTACAACGAGCAGAAATTTCAAACGATTGGCCGGCTTGGCCAAACAAAAGTTTAGGCTGTGTAAGGTTCACAATCTCATAGTAATTATCATCATATAAAACAAAGTCGCCTTCTCGCACATACATGTTTTGATCTAGTTCCAATCTCTTCTTATGAAAGTGTATGTTAATCTCCCATGTCTTATCGATACCAGCGCCATCCATGTACTCCGTACCGAATTGAGTATATTCCACAAGTGCATAAATACGCACAGGCGGTAAAAAGGTTTTTTCTATGGCCTCGCCATATAACTCATGAAAATTGGTGCGCTCTATATCAATAGGATAATAAAGAATTTGCTGACCAATAACTTTTTCTATTAACTCATCATTAACTTGTTTAACAAGATCTCTTTCTTTCTTGCCAAGAAATAAAGGAGGAGGAGGTGCTGCTGGTCTTTTCCATTGGTTGTCATCGGCCATCTACATGTTTATCCTACAAAAATTGGAAGTGGTGAATTCTTAAGGGCCGCGACAGCAGCGTCAGTCTTCTCGGCATCACTCTTCGCCAACTCGGTGTAATTCATCTTATCTAGGATCTCCATCAACTTATCTTTAAGCTGTTGCTGTTCTTCTTTGGCCTGAGACAATAACTCTGAGTGGTTCAAAGTGACGCTCTCGCCGGGAATAGGCATCGTGGTGAACTTGCCACGAATTTGCCCCAACATTTCTTTACACAAAGCTAGCGCATACTTGCGAATCCACTGTTTGCCAATAGCATTAATATTGGCATAAGGTAAATTATCAAACGGCAGCGTATTCATGTTGTTGATGCCTTCGCGGCCATCATTAAAGCCCGGATTTTGTTCCCATGCGTTACCCAAATCTACATAAAAGTTAACCCAAATACGATCATTGCGGCCGTCGCCAAATCCATACTGATCTGGGGAGGGGAAAAGACGCAACTTGTTATCTTTAATCTCGTATGAATAATGAGACGTTCTGGTATAAATTGAATCTTCATACATGATGGCTTGCATCTTGTTCTGCCATGTGGGGATAATTTCAAAAGTGGAATCATCGGAAAACTGCCCATACGTAGAATAGTTGCCAACAACGCCGATCCCCCCATAATAGCCATAAAAGCGCCACATGGCGCGTGGGGACATATACCACACTTTGGTGATGATAACTCGCTTGTCTCCAACCGCTCCGGAGAAGGGCACTGCTCTGCCCATCGAATCAGTACCTGAATTCGAAGCGCTTACGATAATGGTCTGGAGATCATAGTCTTGCTGTCCTTGCTTCGTGGCAAAGGACGCCGAATAAATAGGGGTAGTTCCGCCGTAGCCGCCTGCTGTTGCAACGGCATCCCCTATCTTGCGGGCCTGCGCAAATTGGAATCTGGGGTATCGCAAATTAACGTTTTCGGGGCCAGTCTTGCGATCACCCAGGTGGTCAAATGTGCCAGTTGTCATTCCCAGTACATCGGACATAATACTTTGTCCTTGGTGGAGATTGACAATATACGAATATTCTAACACTGCCTCTTCATAGGCAGCATAAACATTCGACGGTGTAAGCTCAATATCTACGACATCGCCGCCAAGCTTCTTATAGACATAATTAACCTGCAGGGATGCGCCGCTGAGAAAGTCACTCGATCCGGTATATATGCCGTAAGGGACGGCGGCTGCTACTAATGCAGCAGATCCGGTAGAGGTTAAAACAATTGTGCTTGTTTGTGAGCGAGGTGTAAGGGCAGTGGGCATCTAGATGGTTTCCTTCGCAGTAATTAGTAAACTACACAACAAAACCCCCTCCTATAATAAGGGTTATATCCTAAAGAAAATATTTTAGGCCGTTGTGTCCTGCGTTACTTTCTTTTTTGTCCCGCTGCGGAGCGTAGTTGTCTTCTTTTTGCGTGTTGTCTTAGGTTTGGTCACCGCTTTTTCTTCTACTATTGGCTGAACCTCTTCTGCGGCTGCCGCAACCTTTGTTTCTTCCACGGGTGCTGGTGCCTCTTCTATAACTTCAGTTGTTTCTTCTCGGGACTTCAGCAATACCATCCGTGGATGATTGGCGTGTTTAAGTCCAAATTTGGCCCTTGAACTGATTAATCTTCGTTTCTTTCCCATAATAACTCCTCTATGGTGTGTAAGTAAATAGTATGCTTTTATAGAAAAAGAAGCCCCTTCCGAAGAAGGGGCTTCAGTGGTATAGAACAATATTCTGTTTAGCCGAAAACAATGCCGCTATTTACAGCAGACTGTCCGCTAACGAGCCAATCCGATCCATTACTAACAACTTCAACCCAATCGCCAGCGAGTGCAGTAGAAGCGGCGAAAATAATTTTAGTATCGGAGCCGGTTCCCGTATCCTTGTTGCTAAGACACATGATGCTGCCCACTAGTTCGTCACTGGCGTCTCCTTGAATAATATCAACGGCTGTGGTGTTGTCCGATAGCACGAATCTAAACCAAAGGCCCGCTGTAGTTGCGCGGGGCAGTGTGATGTTAGGTGCGCCGGCTGCGCCATTAACCGAGATAATCTGACCAGCATCATCCGCTGTCAGTGTTGTATCCGAACTAATTGTCTGCGTCTTGTAACGTCTCTGTTGCAATTGATTTGCGTTTTCGTTAATCAGGCTACGAATTCGTGCCCAACCTACTCTTTTGGTTCCCATAATATATTTCTCCTTATATGAATATTAATTAGGTCAATTAACGAAAGGATTTCTCCCTTCGCCTATAAGTAGCTTCAAACAAACGAAA